CTCCTTATTCCGTCTTAAAGGGAAGTGCCGGTATAACAGAGATGTCTCGACCAGCACCTTTTGTCACCCTCACCCCAAGGATGTGACCAATAAACCCACGGGCCACCCCAGGTTGTCCGCCGATCGTTCGGGGGCCTGTGTTGTGGAAAAGCGAAGTCGCGCCAAGAGTTCTGTGGAGGGGATATATGGTGCCGTTCAAGGAGGCTTGTACGACTCCGCCAACCCGCGAAGCCGCAACATAGGTCACTACGTTATTTGGGACTTGGGCTATACTCGGTGCGGACCATAGGTTCCAAAGGCTGCCATTGGACGAGCCGTAGCAGTTAAAATTACCAGATGCGTCAATCCCAAGGATAACCCCGTCATACGCATCACCGTCTGGATTCCAAAGTCTAGAGGCATTTGGGTTATTCGCAGTCTTGTAGATCAAATACTCAATCGTCCAATCCCCAGCGCCGAACTGGAAGTCTGTGCTGGCTGCGTAGCGCAAATAATCATTCCCGCCAGCGAAAACAAAGGATGGGACTTCCCCGATGGCGTCTAACTGGACGCTGCCCACAACGGTCACTGCCCGGCCCGTCGCATCGGTGAAACCTGGCGAGGGGTTCAAGCAGGCTTTTGTATTATTCCAATACAAGTCGATCGTCGTCGGAGGTTTGAGCGGCGGCTGTGTCTTGTACAGGTGGCCGCTGGGCAGGCTATCAACAAGCGTCGTTTGCCCAAGGACCGCGTCCCATTTGTGTGCGAGGTAGCCCTCTACCATTTGATAAAATGAATCCGCCATGGCTACTTGCAAGACCGCGAGTTCACGGATTTTTCCTGAAAAAAATGTACCCGGCGTTCCTTCTCTGCAACCCAGTCTCGATCCAGTTGCTCCGGAGAGGACGGAACTGATTCCTGCGAGGACCGACTTTTCAGTGCCTCCGACGAAAAACTTCATCCTATTTCCTGGGACGTGTCGCATCTGAACCAGGTGCGCATCACCATCGAGTGCGTTAAAATCTGCTTCCGAAATAGTTGTATTGCTCGGATTATTTACTCCATCACTGTACAGGTAGCACGTAGATCCAGATTTAACGAACTGAAAAGATGCAAGGACGCCTGTCACACGTTCCAGAATCAGCGTACCGGAAGTTCCAACATCCCTCTCCATCACAGCAAATATAATCATAAGCCCATCATTTCTCGGTTGGATCGAGTTTGAACTTTGCAAAAAGTCATTCCCGCCGAACACGACGGCGTTTGCTCCGTAAACAGGCTTTGCCGAAGCAGTACCCTGTGTATATTCTAGTGCCCTCGGAGACTTATCGACCCACTTGGAAATTCCATCTCCATCATAAACCAAAGTCTCCAGGTCGTGGGCATCCAACCATAAAAGCGAATTTGTCAGAGACAAATCCCATAAGATGGAGCCGTCCGGATCGACGTAGTCGAAAATGTGGGAAAATATTTGCATGCTCCTGAGGCCACTCCGCTCTGACCACGCCTCCAGCCGCATTTGCCCCCTGTGGGGCGTCATGAATGTATGTGTCAATCCAGCGACCGCCGAAACAACACCTATTTCGGCCTGGGTGGTTCCTAACACTAGTCTTGCCGAATACGTCACGCCGTCCTCTGGGCCCACACTCGCGCCAGTCCAGTCGAGTATCGTTCCTCCTGTTTGCTGGGTGCGGTCGCGGTGTGTCCAGGTGGCCACGATGCCGATCAGGTCTTCTGCCCAGACGGTTTCAGGGAAATACTCTCCGTTGATTTGGACCGCTGCGGGCGGGTAGGGGCGGAGGGCGCGTTGATCCATCGCGACCCTGTCTTCAGGGGCCAACCCGGCGTAGAGAGTCCCGCTCCCAGTAACCGGGAGTATCTTCACCCCGACCTCGTCACTATCCACGTATTCAACATTATCGCTGGTTGTGTAGCCGTCCCACGCCATAAGAGCCGCACCGTTGGCGTGGTGCCCCGGAATCGTGTCAAGACACCCGCGACGGATTGTCACCGAACTGCCTGCAACGGATTCGATGACAACGATCTCGTGGTCAATTTGGGCCAGCGTACCTTCGGCCACGTCTTCGATACCATCCCCACCTTGAACGGAGACAACTGTATCCATCGGGCCGATAGCACCATTCAACGTGGCATATGGGCAGAAGTCCAACAACGCGCTTTCAACATAGCCGTTCCCGGAGTCGACATGGACGTCAGCGTTGATCTCCCCACCCTGACGCCCGGCGGCCACCATTAGATACCCAAGCTCAGGGAGGCTTGTTAGTTTCGCGTTGGCATCGACTTCGCCTAGTTGACGCACGATCTCGTAGTACGGCGTCTCAATTACGAGGCGGGGGGACGCTGGGAGCGGTTGCGCCGACGGGTCTATCCATTCGGTTGGGGCCGCCTCAACATAAGTGATATCAGGCAGCGCAAACACGTCCTGGACGCACTGTATCCGAACTGTGTTGTCAACACCATCCCCAAACGCAATTTCTGCCACGCGCATTACATACGAGGTGGCAACTCCAGTTCCAGACTCATCCAACTCTGTCCATTGCCATTTAAAAACATCCCCAATGTTTAATCCTGCAGCTTTCCGGTTCGCATAAATTGTTGCGGACACCACTGGGGATGATGTCGCCTTTAAATCGCGAGCCGCAACTGTCGCTGCAATTGCGGCATGCGAGAAGCCAGGATATTCAATACTTGAAGGGATTATTGCCCCTTGCTGCTGGATCAGCGCAAGATTCTGAACAGTGACCGTTTCACCTTGTCCCGACTCGCTTGAATTGTAAGTAACAGTCACCTCGTTCACCAACTCGGCAAGGGTCTGCTTCGTATAGTTTTCGACGCGGCTGATATTCGATTCGTCAAGCACCAACAAAGATGCGGGGTCATACCCGCCACGAATCAATTTCAGAACAAATTTACCAGTGCTGCGATCCACAAACAGCGCGGCATCTATATGACGCAGAATCTCTTCAACGAAGTCATCGATGCTGGTCTGCTGGCTCCAAAGAATTGAGATTCCCATTCCTTCTGAAAATAACGTATTCGCGGACGCCGTGAATGATGCGTCGTCGATGTCCGATTCTGGGTATCCCAGCCCCCAGTTCGTGTCCGTCAAACATTCCCGGATAATATGTGCCGGGTTCATGTCGTTGGTTTCGCCTTGAGTTCTTATGACCTCGACTTGGACTTTGAGGTTTCCCATGTTCCACAAATAACCGTCCATCAACCATATCGTGTAGCGGGTGTGGCCCGACAGCGTTGTCGGGGACGCTTTGGCCGCCCCCGCTGCGGCAGCGGGGGTTGAATATTCGGTTGTATATATGCGCTGAACCGCGCCGTTCTCGAACATCACAGCGACTTCCGCGATCCATGGAGGGGTCGTGTCGAGCCCGCAAGATGGGACCGTTTGTCCCGGCAAAAGGCCCGTTCCGTCATGGTGTTTTGACCACGCGCCCTCTAGCACCGTTATTCTCACCGTGTCCGTTACATCTGTGAAAATCTCCAGATACTCTCCAGGCCCCTCGTTATGGTAAGCTGGGCAGTTCGTAAAATCCCACGTTGGCGGGTAGTCGCTTAATTGAGTTCCAATGTACGGGTCTGCCGTTGCCTTGATCCCGGAAAAAGTCTCAACATACTGCGCCACCACTCTAGGAACAGAATTCGGTTGGGGCCTTGGTATTTCTGATTTGATATCATACCATTGCGTTTCGCCGTTTTTGGTCTTGTGAATCCTTTGTACAAGCCATCCCCAGTCTTTCAGATACGGGTTTAGCCCGACGTAAACTTGGCGCAGCACCGCGCAGCAAACCCCGCGAAATGCGGGCAAGAGGGCCGCGCCAAGCCTTGTTGCCAGGTAACTGTTCTGACCTTGGGTAGGCCCGCCCAACTCAATATCAACCTGGCCGGAAACGCCACCTTCTCTTTTTTCGCCGCCGAACAAATCGGGCTTATTTACTGTCAGCGCCCCGCCCGTATTTGTCCCTATCCAGGCGTCTTTCCCGCCAACCCTGATGCGGACCAACTTGTCCACCGGCCCGTGACAAAGGGCCATGTGCATGCCGACGTAATATTTATATCCGACCGTGACCTTTTTGCTACTGCCGCCCATACGCTACTCCTGCTCTGCTCGCGCTATTGTCGCGACTTGTAGGGCCATTGCGTCACCTGTCTTTTCCAGCGCCTCCACGGGCAAACCCGCTCGTAAAAACTCAGACCAGTCCAAACCATGACGGTCGAAGAATGTCCGCGCCCCACGAGAGCACATCTTGCATTGCCGAACGTGGCGCATCGTAAATTTGACTTCGCTCATTTTTTGCCGCCTTTTTTCTTGATTGCCACGGTTTTTGTATCTCCCCACCAGACGATGTTCTGCCCCGTGATTTCACGAGAGCCGAACAGTACGGGGATTTCACCACCCGCCGACGCCGTGGCCCTGGCCTCAACTTCTCCCGGCTTCGGAGAGTCAAATTTAACCTTCGGCCTGGTGAGATACGAGATGACCAGCGAGGCGACGAATAGCGCGAGTTGGACCCACATTAAATGAGGCTCCTTCCATCAAAAGGATTGCGACTCGGAATCCACGGCCATCCGCCGAAGTTCAAAATATTATTGAAGCGGTTCTTGCATGTTTCACGGTTACGTCCACACCCAGGGTAAATCACCAAGTCCGCCGCTCCGTACCAGAGACCGTAGCTCTTGCCGTAGCCAGTTGCCCCGACATATTGCGCCAACACCGGGGCCGGGCTTGCCAGCGTGATAGACGATCCGGCGTGAGCGGAGATGAACCGCATAGTGCCGTCGGCCAGGGCCAGGAAGCCGCCCAGGAAGTATCCGTTTGGGTGCGCTGCAGCCTCCGGGATCGTGATCACGGTTCGGGCCGCGTTGACCGCTGAAACCGTCCCAGGCACCGCGTAAGTTGCTTTGTTGACCCCGCACTGCGGCGAGTAGAGGGCGTGGCGACACATGCGCTGATACCGCGCCCGAAGACCGGGCCGCTTCAGGCTCGTGAACACGCTCTCGCACACCAACTTCGCCGTTGCCGGGTCCGGCCAATCCACCGACACAACGCGACCCTTCCAGTAGACCACGGGGCCGTCACTGGCCCCGACGTGCGTGCGAAAAACGGTCAGCGTGACAACGTGCTCGGGTTGTCCTGCCAAGTAGAGTAGGGACAACTCACACGTCCTGGGCAACAGCACTTCGAGCGGGGCCTTGCCGAGTTCTTTGGTCTGCTGCATGTCGTCACGGCCAATCGGAAATGCCTCGTATGTCTCGCCGTTGTAGTCGATCCCCGGGCCGCTGGAGTAGGCCCAAACCTGGCCGCCATGGACAAAGCGGTAAAGTTCGACAGGGCGACCACCGTGGGCGGACGCCTCAAGGGTCACATACGTGCTCATGCGGCCACCCCAGTCATTGATGCCCGGCAATCCGCCACGCCGACGCGGTCCCAGGTCAGGGATATGCGGTCAGCGGCAAATCGATGCAGACAAAGAAATGAAATCCGGCTCACTGGAGTAAAACCCAGCGCAGCGTTGATTGTCAGGTTTTCACGACCTGCGCTGCCTGCCACGGCGTTTGTGATCTGCCGACACACGAACGCACCACTTGCCGAGAACGCGGCAATGTGTGTCATTCCCGGCCTGTTCAGGCTGACGTTGCGGTAGTTCACGTCATTGACCTGGAGCGTCGTGGCCGCTGCGGTCGGCTGAACGGCCAGGGTCAAGTCGTGCGTTCGCGAAGGAATCCAGACAGGGTTCAGCATCCCGGCGCGGCGATGGAGCCAGCGACGGAAGGCCCATGCCTGCGCACGGCTGTGCAAGTGCCAGCGGTGATCCGTGGAGATGAGAGGATAATCGGTTCGCGCGAAGGTGGCCCATGCTCCAGGGCCAGGATCGAGAACGTCGAGAGGTCGCTCTATTTGTCGCGGCATCGTCTCTCCAGGCATCAGGAGCGGATCGGAGAGCACGTCATAGCCGAGATACTGCAACGCCGCCACCTCGGTTGTCATGGCCGCGTTGTCCGCGACCTGCATCGTGACCGAGTATTTGGACAGTTCGGTAGCATAGTCGTCGCGCTTCGCTTGGCGGCCCATCCTGGCCATGCGCAGGGGCATGACTACGGCGGTTGCCGGATGCGCCAGCGTCGTGACCCCGACAAGCGTCAGGGAGCCGGCCGCAACGGTGCCGATCTGGACCACCTCGTAGGTTGTTGGCGAGGAGTGGATGATGGCCAACCCTCCGGACCGGAAGTCGGCCGACGTGGTGTCAATGGCGATGGACCCGGAGCCCGCCGAGAGCGTTGCGCCAAGATTAACGGCCTCATGCCAGCACGGCCAACCCCATTCACGGTGTTGCCATGAAGCGATGGCCACGCGGAACCTGGAGAGTTCGCCGGGGTTATCGAGCATGACGGACGCATCGAAAGCCTGACGCGGGGCTTGGCGAACCTGTATACGCTGCTCGGTGCCGTCGTGGGCCTCAATGATGTCTGTCAGCCATTCAAGGCTTTCGACCAGCCCGCGTTGCGGCCTCCAGGGCCAGACGAGGTAACTCACGACAGCCCCAACATACGCCGAACCGCTGCCGGGTTGCGCCTGATGTGGTTGAAAATGACCTGTTCGCCTTCGGACCCGCTCAGTTCGTTGGCGATGGCTCCCTTGCCGATGGCGTTGACCACCTTTGTTCCGCGTTGGGACTTGATGCCGGATGCGATTTCTCGGAGCAGTGCCGTCATCTCGGAATTGCCGCCACCAGCCTGGACGCCAAGCGTTCCGTCAGGTCCGCGCTTGAGCGGCATGATGGCCTCTGGTCCAGCCTCTCCAAACACGCCAGCACCCTTGGCGAAGGCGAAAAGCTGCGGGCTACTGTAGACACCGCCGGAGTATGCCGAAAGGCTGGGGGAGTCGTAGACGCCGCCCTTGGCGTTGCGGCTGAAGAAAGAACTCATCTCCCCAGCGTAGTTAAAACCGCCACCTGCAGATCCAGCGGCAACTGAAGATCCCCCACCAAAGTATGAGCCCAGGGCAGACATGCCCATGTTGAGCGCCGTTCCGAGCCAGTTGGAGTCACCGGACGAACTCTTCCCGCCGCCCATGGCGTCACCGAGAAAGCTATACATCTGCCCGGCCATATCCTTAAACGCCAGGCGGGCAATCTCAGCGTTTATGCTGGTCACGAGGTCCGCAAACTCAAGCTTTCCAGTTTTCACGAAGTCGACGATGACATTCTCCATGCCCTGGAAGGCAGCGTTCATGACGGATTCGACGGCTGCGGCGGAATTTGAAGCCTCATCGGCATAGGCCTGTAGCGCTCGTGTGGCACCGTCCTGCCAATCACGCGAATATTTCAGCTTCTCAGCCTTGACGTACTGGGCGACGGCTATTTCATCAGCGCCAGCCTTGCGGTAAGCATCGCCCTGCGCGTCGATTTGGGCCAGTTTGAAGCCCGTCTCGCCAAGGATCAGTTCCTTGTACTTGTCGGCGAATTCGGTAACGAGGGCCAAGTCTTTGGCATTTGCGGTCTCGCGCGCCGCAACGCCATCGGCCACAGCTTTGACCCTGCCGTCCTCGTAGTCGTTCCAGTATTTGTCGAGGGTTTCGGCGGCTTTTTTTCCGTCGGTGATCATTTTTTCGTAGGCTTTTTGGGAGGCAGCGGCGGTTTTTTTGTCGGCGCCACCGCCCCCGGCAAGGATGGCCGCGGCCTCTTCGGCGCGCCGAGCATTACCGGCTGTGATCCGGGCCTGTTCGGAAATGTTTTCTGCTGTTTGTTTTTTTATCGTCTTTGCCAGATTTGCCTGCTCTCCGATCAGCTTATTGAGGTACGCCTCGCTGTCGGTAAACTGCTTCTGGTATTCAAGATTTTGTTTTGCGAAATACTCAAAGCCGCGTTCGCTGTTTTCAATTCCAAGAGCCGCACCGGGTCCATAAATGCCCATGCCTACCACGGTTGCCGCTTGCCCCGCTTTGGCCAGAACCATGTTCAGCGACGTGGCGATCTGCATGATGTCGAGCACTTCGCTCTTGATGACGCGAGCCCACTTTTCGATAACCTCTGTGTTGTCAAGCTGCGCGTTTACGCCCTTGAGCGCGTCAGTGTATGTGTCAACAAGCAGTACAAGGGCGGGCTGGAAAACCGCCCCGAGCTTAACCCGTGCGTCTTCCGAGTATCGTGATAGCGACGACATTTTCTTGCCGGCCGTCGTCAGGCTCTCTTCGTAGACTCCGGCGATTGTCGGCGCCTGGGCCAGCACTGCGTTGAGCCTAGCCTGGAGCTTCTCCTGTTCCGTCAACTCCGTGGCATTCTTCCCGAGCTGGTCCGCGACTTTCTTGTATGACTGCTCGAAATTGACATTGAGACCAATTCCCCGGAGCACCTCGACCTCGGCGGATTTGATGCCGCTGATCATGCGCTGAAACGCTTCGGAGCTGTTTATATTGCCGACGACAGCGGCGTCCTGGGCCACACGCGCCAACTGCGAAGCCTTGGAAAGATCCATACCCGCACTGGCCATGGCCGAGATATTATTCCGGCTCTCAATCGCCGTGATACCCGTTTTGCGCAGAGAGGCCTCAAATTGGTCCATTTCTGCCCTGGTATACCCGGCGTTGTTCCCGACAACGCCCATGACCACGCCAAGGGTGTCGTAGCGCGCAGCAAGCATGGACACATCCTTGACTCCGGCTCCGATTGCCCCTCCCGCAAAATAGCCAGCCAGGCCTGCAAGGGCATCGTTGACTGTAAGGACTTGCCTGCGCATGCCTTCCAGTTCCGTCCCCATCCTGCGCCCTGCGTCGGCCACGACTCCGGAGAGCTGGTCTTTGCCGCTGATAATGATCTGGGTCGTTGCAGTGCTCATGCTTTCCTCATGTGTTCAAGGGCTTCGCGTTCCAGCGCCCTGATCCTGCCGACGTTAGCGGC